TGGGAAAGGAGAAGCAGAGGTGCTGGCACCGTCATTTGTAAAATACAAGGTCAGTAGTTTTGTAAACCAGTGAAACATTACATACGTCAATCTTTCAGAGGTTGGATAAAGGAGAATACTATGGCAAAACAAACATCTATCGGCACCCGTTGGGGACAGGATAAACCGCCTGTTATAAAACCACCGAAAAAGCCGATACAAAAGAAATAAAACAGAGAAAATGACCCTATTCCCCACAGGGGATAGGATAATCAAGTTTTAAGCATTTTCTCTCGAAAAAGGTCATTTCTTGCAAGGGGAAGGGGGGGGTAAATTGTCCCAGAATAGGGACAACTGAGCGGGAGCGCAGCCGCGCGTTAGTTTTCGCAAATTCAAAAATCAAAAGCGTTTTCAAAACGGACTGCGTATTTGCACTTGCCGGATTTGAAAACGGCAAAAATAAGCCGTTTATTGATATATTCGGCGGTCGCAACCATTTTGATTTTTGAAAAACATTCAAAATATTTTGAAAAAACGGAGGAAGTTATAGTGCCGAGCGGAGGAGCAAGAGCGGGAGCGGGCCGCAAGAAAAAGCCTGCCGAATTAAAAATTTTAGAGGGAAATCCGGGAAGGCGGAACATTGAAGTTCTGCAGTTTGAGGACAGTCCCGATATACCGGAGGAGCCGCCCGAATATTTTTCCGAACTTGCCAAAAAGATATATAAAGACCTGTTGGCTTGGCTGAAAAATATCGGTTGCACCAAAGGGATTCTCCCGTACAATGTGGAAGAATACGCATTCTGCAAAGCTAGATGGATTGAGTGTGAACAGAAAAATACTACCCACGGCTTGCTGATAAAAGACTCGTCAGGAAAAGCAACGCTTTCGCCGTTTGTAACTGCCGCGCAGAATTATCTCCGTGATACGAATGAGGTATGGGCAAAGATTTATGCAGTAATACGGGAGAGCAAGATTTCAAAATGGGATGACAGCAGTCCAAACGATGATGTTATGGCAAAACTGCTGAAAGGAAAGGGTTAAAAATTAATGAGAATAATAGAATTGTTTTCCGGGCTTGGGTCGCAGACTCAGGCCCTTTGTAATTTAGGGATAGAACACGAAGTTGCCGCAATCAGCGAAATAGATAAATACGCCATAAAAAGTTATGAAGGCTTGCATGGTAAGGTAAACAATTTAGGGGATATTAAATTGATTGAGGAATTGCCAAAAGCCGATTTGTGGACATACTCATTCCCTTGCACCGATATTTCTGTAGCCGGAAAGCTGGCGGGGTTGGAGAAGGGAAGCGGCACAAGGTCGGGACTCCTTTGGGAGGTCGAAAGATTACTGCTGAAGGCAAAAGAGAAAGAAACTTTGCCAAAATATCTGCTTCTTGAGAATGTAAAGAATTTGGTAGGAAAAAGATTCAGAGCCGACTTTGACAGTTGGCTCTCTTTTTTATCGGATTTAGGCTACACCAATTATTGGAAAGTGCTTAATGCCAAAGATTACGGTATACCGCAACACAGAGAAAGAGTGTTTGTCGTTTCGGTGAGGGGGCAGCATCAACCGTATGTTTTTCCCGAAAAAAGAGAATTGAAGCTTAGGCTGAAAGACTTGATTGATGTCACGGTCGATGAGCGGTATTACCTTAAAGAAAGCACAATACGCAGTATTCTTGCTTCAACATATCATTCCAGACGGGACAGCATAAGAAATCCCGACGGGACGGCGGCTTGTTTACGGGCAAGGGATTTCAGAGAACCGCAATGTGTTACCGTCGGCAATTTGGAAGGCGGCAAATGGGACAAAATTTTTAAGATGAGCAGAAGAGTGTTTTCGCCCGACGGGTTATCTCCCACGGTTCACTGTTGCGGCGGCGGAAACACCGAACTGAAAATAGTAGCTATGCGGGGAAGAAAATCGGATCAAGGGATAATGACTCAAAGGCTGGAAGAAAACAATCGTGGTCTTTGCAACGCTTTGACAACGGTCGGGAAAGATAATTTGGTTGAGGAAAAGGAAACATTTTTATCCAGAAAATATAAGCAATTTGCAGAAAAGAAAGGTTATCTCCCCGAGATGTTTGTAGCTTACAACACTAGAGAGATTAAAGGCATTGCACCTACGCTGACTACGCAATGCGCGACAGCCGCCGGCAGTTCCGCCGTGTTAAAAATTGAAACGAATGATGTCGCGCTGCTTGCGCCGAATAACTGGTTGCATAAATCGGGGGACGGTGTTTTTACAAGAAAACGCAGAGAAACAAATATCTGCCCAGCCCTCCAGGCTAATGCCGGACAGACGCAACAGTCCTATCTCAAGATTAAATCTGGGACAAAAAAAGGCTATGAAGAAGCGAAAAGCGGAGATTACATCAATATTACATATCCCAACTCGGGTATAAAAAGAGGAAGAGTCGGAAAAGAGATAGCGCACACGCTTACGACGGGGGACGGGAACGCGGTCATAACGGAAAATGTGCGTATAAGAAAACTGACCCCAAGAGAATGCCTAAGGCTGATGGGATGGAAAGACGGGCAGATAAAAAAAATCGAGTCTGCCGGAGTCAGTTCCACCCAACAGTACCGACAGGCGGGCAACGGAATCGTGGTGACTGTGCTTATGGCAATATTCGGAGAACTGTTCGCCGTCCCGTACAAGCACTTAATTGATGATTGGAAATATAAACCGGAGGACTCAACCCATGAATAAAAAAGAAATTTTCACAGCGGAATCCGTAACTTGCGGGCATCCGGACAAATTCTGCGACCTTGTAAGCGATATGGTCTTGGATGAATGTCTAAAAACAGACCCGGATGCCAGAGTCGCTTGCGAAACCTACGCGACAAAAGGATTGATCGTTGTAGGCGGAGAGATAACGACCACGGCGCATCCGAACTATAAGGCGATTGTCCAAGCCGCCGGAGCAAAAGTAGGCTATGACCTTGAAAATACAAAGCTGATTGTCGCCGTGCATGAGCAAAGTCCCGATATAAAAGATGCGGTTGAAGGAATTAATGATAACGGCGAGCAAGGCGCAGGTGACCAGGGTGTTATGGTCGGTTACGCTTGTGATGATACCCTGGATTTTTTACCGCTTGAATATGCTTATGCAAGAAAAATAACCGACAGACTTGAATATTTGTATAAGAGCGGAGGCATTAAGGGACTTGGCTCCGACGGGAAAAGCCAAGTTTCGGCGGAGTTTTTATCCGGCAATTTCGAACGGTTTACAAATATAGTAATATCGGTTCAACATGATGAAAATAAAGACATTGATACATTGAGAACGGAGATAAAAAAGAAGGTAATAGATTATGTTTTCTCCGATTTCGATCTAAGTCAAACCGAAATACTAATCAATCCTTCCGGCAGATTTGTGCTTGGAGGGATTGATGCCGATACCGGACTTACGGGCAGAAAAATTGTAGCAGACGCTTATGGTCCCCGCGTTCAGGTGGGCGGCGGCGCATTCAGCGGCAAAGACCCGTCAAAGGTCGACCGCAGCGGAGCATACTATGCCCGCTATATAGCGAGGAATATTGTTGAGGGCGGAATCGCCGACAAATGCCTTGTGCAGATAGCATATGCAATAGGCAAAGCCGAACCGCTTGCGGTGAATGTCGAAACATTCGGCACAGGGAAAGCCGATGACGGTACGATTCGTAATGCCGTGCAAACGGTATTTGACTTCCGACCCTCCGGAATCATTTCCGCTCTTGACTTAAAAAATCCTATTTATTCGGCTCTGTCATCCGGAGGACATTTCGGGAAAGACGGATATCCCTGGGAAAACTCCGATAAGGTTTGCGAGCTTAGAAAAGCAGTTTTCGGAGAATAAACGGGATAAGATAAAAATGCTAAAAACATTAATATTCTTTAGAAAAATGGTGTTTTTCTTTCGTTTTTCACTGGGCTCTTGAGTTTCTTTACGGTATTGTTGTGTTAGAAAAACAAACAGAAAGGAGAGCCAAACATGAAAAACCAGACCTTCGGAATCGAAATCGAAATGACGGGAATGACCAGATACGATGCGGCGAAAGTCCTCGCAAAGTACTTCGGCACAACAGAAAACTACATAGGCGGAGCCTACAGCGCCTACGAGGTAAAAGACCAAACGGGCCGCACCTGGAAACTGATGAGCGACGCAAGCATCCGCCCCGAAACAAAGAAAGCCGGAATCACGGCGGGCAGCGACTACAAAGTGGAAATGGTCAGTCCCATCTGCCGCTACAACGACATCGAAACGGTGCAAGAGATCGTAAGGGAACTCCGCCAAGCAGGGATGAAGGTAAACGAAACAACAGGAATACACATCCACATCGGCAAGGACGGACATACCGCAAGGAGCCTAAAAAACATCGTAAACATAATGGCGGCTAAAGAAGACATCCTCTTCAAAGCGCTGGAGGTAAACACGGAAAGGGCGCAAAGATGGTGCAAAAAGGTAGATGAAACACTGCTCCAAAGAATCAATACGGTAAGCTCCCCGACCGAGAGCAGAGTCCGCAGCATCTGGTACAACGGCAATGACGGCGCCAGCCAACACTACCATGAGAGCCGCTACCATGCGCTCAATCTGCACAGCGTATGGCAAAAAGGAACGATAGAGTTCAGATGCTTCAACAGCACCACCCATGCCGGCAAGATAAAAGCCTATATCCAACTCTGCCTGGCGATCAGCCACCAAGCCAAAATACAAAAGAGCGCGACAGCGAGAAAGACGGAAAGCGAAAACGAAAAATACACCTTCAGAACATGGCTGCTAAGGCTGGGACTGAACGGCGAAGAGTTCGAAACGGCAAGGTTCCATCTGCTCGCCAACCTACAAGGCGACATCGCCTGGAAAGATAACCGCAGACTGGCGGCCTAAAGGAGGAGAAAATGGCAAATAAACTATATGCGGCATACGGAAGCAACTTAAACCTAAGACAAATGTCCATCCGCTGTCCCGACGCAATACCCGTCGGGAAGGCGATGCTGAAGGGATGGCAACTCACATTCAGAGGAGTAGCGACATTGGAGCCCAAAGCCGATGCGGAAACACCCGTCGGTATATGGAGAATCACTCCTAAGGATGAATCGGCTCTGGATAGAGGGATTTCCTCGGCTCTACCGAAAGGAAACAACGGATATCATCCTAAACGGAGAAAGAGTTAAAGCAATGCTGTATCTTATGAATGACGGATTGCCGGCGATGCCAACAAAATGGTATCTTGACGCAATCGCTCAAGGTTATGAGGATGTCGGCTTGGATACGGTGCATCTCACAAAAGCATTGGAATATACCAAAGAGCGGATGACAGACGGCAATACGGATTGGGAGGACGAATCATATGAAACAGATAAAGCCAAAGGTTGAATTCAACAGCCGGGGCGAAAGCGGCAACATATACCGAATCTTGGGGTTGGTAAGGGCGGCTCTTCAAAAACAGCACCGCATAACCGATTACAACGAAATATACTTTGCAGTAACAAATTCCGGGAGCTATAAGGAAGCATTGGAAATCATACGGCAGAAAATCGACCTTGTAGATTTGGACGGTCTTTACTAAACAAATATAACAAGAATTACGAGAGGAACGGACACCCGTTCCTTTTTTCATTGAAGGAGGTTCGGTTTGGAGAAACATAAACCTACACGCTTTATGTCGGAAGGCTCGAGGTATGACAATAAGCTTGCCGACCATGCGGTGGATTTCATAGAAATCCTTAAGCATACCAAAGGCGAGTGGGCGGGCAAAAACTTCAAGCTTTTGCCGTGGCAGAAAAGTATTATCAGGGATTTATTCGGTATTGTGAAAGAGGACGGTAACAGACAGTTTACAACGGCATATGTCGAGTGTCCGAAAAAAACGGGCAAAAGCGAACTGGCGGCTGCGGTTGCTCTTTATCTGCTTGCGGGGGATCAGGAGCAAGGGGCGGAGATATACGGATGTGCCGCCGACCGGGCGCAAGCGTCCATTGTGTTTGATGTCGCTTGCCAGATGGTTCGGCAATGCCCGATTCTATACCGTGCCATAAAAATAATACCCTCGCAAAAAAGACTGGTATATCCGCCGACCAACAGCTTTTATCAAGTTTTATCGGCGGAAAGCATAACCAAACACGGACTGAATACGCACGGTGTTGTGTTTGATGAACTCCATGCACAACCCGACCGCAGACTCTACGATGTCATGATGTACGGCTCTGGCAACGCACGGAAACAGCCGTTATATTTTTTGATTACTACCGCCGGAACCGACAGACACAGTATTTGTTGGGAAGTACACAGAAAAGCCGAAGACATTTTAAGAGGAAAGATAGCAGATCCCTCTTTTTATCCGGTCATATATGCTGCCGGCGAGGAGGAGGATTGGACGGACGAGAAGGTTTGGCGCAAAGCCAATCCGAGTCTGGGTGTAACCGTGGACATTTCAAAATTCCGCGCCGCCTGTGAATCTGCGAAGCAAAACCCGGCAGAGGAAAACCTGTTCCGGCAAATGTTTTTATCACAATGGACAAAGCAATCCGTGAGATGGATGCCGATGGAAAAATGGAACCGGTGTTCTTTCGCAATCAACGAAGAAGATTTGTACGGGAGAGCTTGTTACGGAGGACTCGACCTGGCATCAACAACGGATATCACCGCATTGGTGCTGGTATTTCCTCCGCGATGCTTTGATGAAAAATATATCATTCTCCCATACTTTTGGTTGCCGGAAGAAACACTTGAATTCCGTGTCCTACGGGACCATGTTCCCTATGATCTATGGCATAAGGCGGGAAAGGTGATGGTTACCGAAGGAAATGTAACACATTATGAGGAACTTGAAACTTTTATAGGGTTACTAAAGGACAAATTCGACATCAAAGAGATAGCTTATGACCGATGGAATGCTGCTCAAATCGTTCAACATTTGAGCGAGATGGGTATTACAATGGTGCCTTTCGGGCAAGGGTTCGCTTCCATGAGCAGTCCGACAAAGGAACTGATGAAGCTTGTATTGGAAGAGCGCATCGCCCACGGCGGCAACGAGCCTTTGGCTTGGATGGCGGATAATGTGACGGTAAGAACCGACCCGGCGGGCAATATCAAGCCCGATAAGGAAAAATCAACGGAGAAAATTGACGGAATCGTCGCCCTGATTATGGCGCTGGACCGTGCGATCAAGAACAGCGGAGGAGAGGGAAGTCCCTACGATACACGCGGTATCATTTTATTGTGACATCAGTATGTGTTTGTTTGACGGGGTAATTGCGGCTCTTTCACTCTTATCCGTCAATCTTCGCTGTATCTCAACAAAACAGTATGGAGGAATTAATGCAAATAGAAAAAATAGAAATTGGGAGATTAAAGTCGGCTGAATACAACCCGAGAAAAGACCTGAAACCCGGCGATCCCGAGTTTGAGAAATTAAAGCGCTCAATAGAAGAGTTCGGCTATGTCGAGCCGATTATTGTCAATAAGAGGACAGGCTACAGAATTGTTGGGGGACATCAAAGATATAAGATACTCGTTCATTTAGGACACACCGAGGTAGACTGCGTCATCGTAGATATCGATGAGCAGAAAGAGAAAGCGCTTAACATCGCGCTCAATAAAATATCGGGCGGTTGGGATGAAAACTTGTTATCCGCGCTGTTAAAAGACTTGGAGCAAAGCGGATATGATTTGGAACTTACGGGTTTTGATATCGCAGAGGTGAAAGAACTCTTCGGCAGCGGCAGTATAGAAAATGCCCATGAAGATGACTTTGACGAAGAAAAGATATTGGAAGAAACCGTTTCTACAGCAACCAAAACTGGCGATATATGGTATTTGGGCAAGCATCGCTTATTATGCGGAGATTGCACCAAACCGGAAGAGATAGCAAAGCTTATGGCGGGGAACAAAGCCGATATCATGGTAACCGATCCCCCTTACAATGTTAATTATAAGGACACGGTCAGTTTTCATAAAAACGGCGGATATTCGTCTTCCAGAGCGGTGTCGGATATCGCAAACGATAACCTGTCCGATAAAGATTTTTACGAATTCCTATATGGATTTTTCAGCACGGCTTACGGTGTGTTAAAGGGCGGAGCGCCTTTATATGTGTTTCATTCGACCAAAGAATCCGTCAATTTTATTACGGCAATGAAAGCTGCAGGCTTTAAGCTGTCGCAAACGTTGACATGGGTCAAGAACCACTTTACTCTAGGACGCAGCGATTATCAATACATAACCGAGCCTATATTATATGGTTGGAAAGAAGCGGAAGGCTGTCCTCACTACTTTATTGATGACAGAACCTTATCTAATATATTCGATGACGGAAAGAAAGACATCCACAAGCTGACGAAGGAAGAAATGCGGAGTTTGCTTGAGAAGATTTTCGGCGGATTGCAAACGGACGCAATCCGGTGCGACAAGCCGTCCAGGAGTCCCGACCATCCGACGATGAAGCCTATTATGCTGTGCGCGAAGCTGATATACAACTCAAGCCATGAGGGTGATTTGGTATATGAACCGTTTGGCGGAAGCGGCAGCACACTGATAGCGGCGGCACAGTTGAACCGAATATGCTATGCGTCCGAGATAGATGCAAGGTATTGCGATGTTATCGCAAAGCGGTTCGCTAAAGAATTTCCGGACGAAAAAATCCGCTTAATCAGAGATAATAAAGAAATAGAACACGGTATAAAAAGCGCATGATTCTTTAATATTATTTAGACTCTTTTCGTTAGACTTCTTGGAAAATTAACGATATGTTTGTGTTACAAAAAAGGAGAAACGAACAATGGCAAAATATTTATTAACGAGCGAAAAGGAAATCGGAACGCTAAATTATTCGGGTGACAAGACCGAAGCGGAAGTGCTTGCCATGATGCAAGCGAACGAACCGGAATGTAATTGGACGGCTTGCAAGAAAATCCCGAGGGGCAAACATATCTGCAAATATTGCGGCAACATCGCAGAGGGAACGCATGATGACCTACTGTGCAAAGAATGCCGGGATACATTCGGGCACTCGCTCTTCAGCGAGTTATAAGACAGAGGAGACAATTAAGCCGCTCGATAAGATAATGAATTACTATAAGTTTATATAATTACAAAATATAGAAAAACATATTGACAAGTGCTATAGTAATTTACTATAATATAGTTATCTTATTTGGGAGGTACTTATGGGGACGAAACAAATTGCAGTAAATTATGAAAAAACCTTTGTTGAAAGCATAGAAAGAATTCTTGATGATGTAGGACTGGATTTTCAATCCGCAATAAATATGTTTTTTAAGCGTATAGCAAAAGAGAAAAACATTGCTTTTTTAATTCAAAATATCGGCATAGAAGAGAAGAGTTCAACCATTATCAACAATAAAGAAGCTACGGGAGATAAAGAAATTGCTAATTTAAAAGAGGTTTTTATGGAAGAAAATATTATGAGAAGAAGCAATAAAGAAATTACGGAATATATGCGTGATCATATATGGACTGTTTTTACTCAAAACAAGAAAGTATCATATACAGAGTATCAAGAAATCGCAAAAAAAGTTGCTCGGGAAACAGGAATGAATCAAGGAAGTGCATATATTTATTTTATTATTCTTTCATGCTTGTTAGAGGGAAAATATAATACGAGAACAATGAAATATTCCGATTTAGTTTATTATCTAAAACGAATTAAACAAGAATGTAGCCCTAATGAGTTTAAGGCTGCATTAAAATCATTGGAATCTTCTGTCCCTTATTGGGAAGAACGGATTCCAGGCAGATTTGCTGAAAAAGTGCAACAGCTTGTTTCCCAACATAAATCCGAATAATTCCAGTAAGTTTTAAAATCAAATATAACAGAAAGCAAAATGAAAGACACCGTTTCAAAAGATACGGTGTTTTTCATTTTAAGGAGGATATCATGGGCGTAAAAGAATTATTCAGACGCAGTAGGGACGCTCCCGCAGAGCAGAGGGAACTGCCCAAGAACCTGGAGGATTTTATAAGGTCGGTTGACTTTGATGACCGCATCGGCTCTATGGCGGGTGTATCTGTAAGCGAAGAGTCGGCGATGAGAACTTCGGCAGTATACGCTTGCGTGAAGATTCTTGCCGAAACCGTGGCGAGTCTGCCGCTCCATCTGTATAAAAGAAGCGGTAATAAAAAAATTAAGGCGGAGGAACATCCGCTTTTTTCATGTCTATATGAAATGCCCAATGCAGAAACCACATCGTTTTGTTTCCGCGAGGTCATGATGACGGCGCTCCTTTTATGGGGCAATGCTTACGCAAGAATAATCCGCGATAAACAAGGTCATGTAAAAGAATTGTGGTATTTGCGCCCCGACCTTATGACGGTCAGCCGCGATATCAACAAAAAACTCAAGTATGAATATGCGGATGAGAACAGCGGAACGATAAAGTACAAACCCGACCAGATATTCCATATCAAAGGCTTGTCATATGACGGAGTAAAGGGTCTTTCTCCTATCGGACAGATGAAGGAAGCGATAGGACTGTCGCTTGCCACCGAAAGTTACGGAGCCGCCTTTTTCGGCAACGGTGCAAGACCGGGCGGAGTAATCGAGTATCCCGGCACGCTGAAAGACCCCGAAAAGTTAAGGGAATCTTGGAACAAAGTTTTTCAAGGCTCAAAAAACAGTAATAAAACAGCCGTATTGGAAGCCGGAGCGAAGTTTCATACCATAGGGCTTCCGCCGGAGGAGTCACAATTCTTGCAGACGCGGAAATTTCAAATCAACGAAATATGCCGCATCTTCCGTGTTCCTCCTCACCTTGTTGGAGATCTTGAAAAAGCAACATTTTCGAATATTGAACACCAGAGCATTGAATTTGTGCAGCATACCGTAAGACCGTGGCTTGTAAGATGGGAACAGGAAATCAGCCGTTCTTTATTGTCCGATGAAGACAGAACAATATATTTTGCGAGGTTCAATGTTGACGGACTCTTAAGGGGAGATTATGCGAGCCGAATGCAAGGTTATGCAACAGCAAGGCAAAACGGATGGATGTCGGCTAACGATATCAGAGAATTGGAAGAATTGAACCCTATAACCGGCGGAGATGTTTATCTTGTTAACGGTAATATGGTACAAGCAAAAAATCAAGAGAAAGGAGGAGCTGATGGACAGCAAAAAGGAATACAGAACACTCCCGATGACGGAACTCAGGGCGGAGGAAATTGATGGCAGAAAAATAATCTGCGGTCATGCCGCCGTATTTGACTCGTGGTCGGAAACATTGGGAGGCATCTTTCCGTTCAAAGAAAAGATAAGAGCGGGAGCGTTTAAGAAGAGCATTGAAAAAGATGACATAAGGGCATTATTTAACCACGATGTCAATCATGTGCTTGGCAGAAACCGAGCCGGAACGCTGGAGCTCGGCGAGGATGGAAAAGGATTATTCGTCCGGATCATACCGCCGGATACGCAATGGGCAAGAGATTTGCAAATATCCATTGCGAGGGGTGATATCACACAGATGTCTTTCGGCTTCATTGTCGAAAAGGATGAATGGTCAACGGCAGAGGGTATAGACACGCGCGATCTCATCGAGGTTAGATTGTTTGATGTTTCGCCGGTCACATTCCCGGCATATACGCAGACGGATGTCGGCGTCAGGGCGCACGAACGGTATAAAGCCGAGTTAAGGCAGAAAACCGAGAATGAGTCGGACTTCGCCCGCAAAGCAAAAGAAAAACAAAAACAGCAAAATTTGCTCACAAAATTCAAAATCATGTAAGGAGAAATAGTAATGACAGATAAGAAACTGTTAGAAATGAAGGCAAAGCGGGAAAATCTCCGCTTACAGGCTGTGGCAATTTTGACCAAAGCCGAAAAAGAGGATCGCTTTTTAAGCGATGAGGAAAACAAAGAAATCAAGCGTATGGAGAGCGAGATTGCGAGTTGGGACGAGAGCATTAAGCGAGCGGAAAGCATCGGATCGATTACGCAATCGGCGGAAAAAGTCTTGTTTGAAGACAGAAACGATGAACCCGAGATAAAACCCACACCGAAAACCGAAGATAAAGGATTTCGCAATTTGGGTGAACAGTTGATGGCGGTATACAGAAGTGCCGCTCCCGGCGGAAGGATAGACGAAAGATTATCTACAAGAGCGGCGAGCGGACTTAACGAAAGTAATCCGAGCGACGGCGGCTTTCTTGTTCAGCAGGATTTTGTATCAACGCTTTTAAAACGCACCTACGAAACCGGAATTCTTGCCAGCAAGGTAAAGAAAATCCCTATAAGCAACAACGCGAACGGCTTGAAGATTAACAGCATTGACGAAGATTCTAGGGCGAACGGCAGTCGATGGGGCGGAGTGCAGACCTATTGGGAAAGCGAGGCTGACCAGCTTGCCGGGAGTAAGCCTAAGTTCAGACAAATGGACTTATCGTTGAAAAAGCTTACGGGTCTTTGCTACGCAACGGACGAACTATTGCAAGATGCGGCGGCATTGGAAAGCGTTATAAGAGAAGCATTTGCCGAGGAATTCGGCTTCAAAATCGATGACGCGATTCTAAACGGAACGGGCGCCGGACAGCCTCTCGGAGTGCTGAACTCTTCCGCACTGGTAACAGTCGCAAAGGAAAACAACCAAACCGACAAGATAACGGTCGAAAACCTGACCAAGATGTGGAACCGTTTGTGGTCGAGGAGCCGCCAAAACTCGGTATGGTACATCAACCAAGAGTTGGAACCGTATCTCTATACCTTGAAAATCGGAGACAAGCCGATTTACATACCGGCGGGCGGACTCTCGGAAAAACCATATGGAACGCTGTTCGGCAGACCCGTTGTACCGTTGGAGCAATGCAATGCCGCAGGCGAACTGGGAGATATCTTCCTCGCCGATGTGGGGCAATATCTTCTTATTGACAAGGGCGGAATCAACCAGGCAAGCTCTATTCATGTAAGATTTCTTTACGACGAAAACGTGTTCCGCTTCATCTACAGGGTGGACGGTCAGCCGATTTGGAGCAAGCCGCTCGCGCCGTATAAAGGAACCGCATCGGTTTCGCCGTTTGTGGCACTTGCCAAGAGAAACTAAGGAGGACAGAATATATGCAAAAATATGCTTTTATTGAAAGAGGTCCGATAGCATTACCGGACTCTACCTTTGCGGAGAGTTTTTCATTTGACGAGCTTAATCTGCGCAATGTGCAGACGGGACATATCCTGCTGGTTACCGGCGAGAAAAAAGAAGGAGAAACAGGCATTTCTACCTTTACGATCGACGCTCTTATGGAAGACGGCAGCGTTATAAGCGGAATTCCGTTTTTTAAGAAACGCAACGATACTTTCAGATTTGACGAAATCACTTCTGATACCATCAATATGCAAGATTGTCCGCAATGGCGTGAATATATGTTTTATGCCGAAACGCTTGCAAAATATGGCGCGGCAAGAATCCGTGTCAAATTAACTGCGGTTGAGAATTCCACAGTAAACCGTTGTGTTTTGATAGAGGGCGAAAAGCAACGTTACTCAGGTGAAGTACACTATGACGATTAGCCTTGAGGAAGCGAAGCTGTTTCTTAGGATAGACGGAGACGAGGAAAACAACCTCGTCTCTTCTCTTATCATTATGGCAACGGAACTGGTGGAGGGAATTCTTAGGAGAAAGCTTTCGGAGTTTGAAACCGTGCCGGAAACGATAAGGCAATCAATGCTTTTAGCGGTGGCAACCCTATACGAAAACCGACAAGGCGGCAAAGACGGTCTTAATACGGCTGACCTTATAGACCTTATTAAACGACTTACCTTTGCTTATAGGAAGGAGGCGTTTTGATTACAATCGGCGAGCTGAACAGAAGGATTGAGGTGTTAGAGCTTCGGGAAGAAAGAGATGCTTACGGAGCAGTCACCGGCGATTGGACCGTTGTAGGAAGAGTTTGGGCAAAAATAGCGCCCAAAGTCGGCAGAGAAAATTTTGTCAATCAGCAAGAAAAGGCGATTCAGGAAGCGATTATCACAATGCGTTTTTATCCGGCGATGAGCGTAAAAAACCGAATAAGGTATCAGAAAACATTGTATGAGGTTACCGCAGTCAAGGATATTGTTACAGAGCACCGCTGGACGCAAGTAACAGCAAAGGAGATAATCGATGGGATACAGCGCGAAACAGAAGAAGTTGAAGGTCAGCATTGAGGGCGGAAAAGAGATTGCGAGGCGTCTTAAGGCGATGGATGAAGCGGCAAGCGCAATCTTAATGAAAGCGGCAAAAGCCGGCGGAGAGGTTGCGCTTGAGGACGCAAAGAAAAACTGTCCCGTCGATACCGGAGCGCTACGGGATAGCCTGAAAATGAGCGAAAATATTTCGAAACCAACCAAAGCGGATGTCAAAATCGATTACGATAAAACTTTGAAGTACGGAACATATGTGGAGCTTGGCGCAAAAGGCAGACCGGCAAACCCATTTATGAGGGAAGCCGTTGACGGTAATCAGGACAAGATAAACACCGCAATAGCAGAAACGCTGGCAGATGCTGTCGGGAGGAAGATGTGAAAGATTTTTTTGAGTGCTTGTTGCAATATCTGCTACAGAACAGCGCTCTGAGAACGGCGGTTGGGGACAGAATATATCCGCATATCCTTCCGCAAAACCCTGTCTTGCCGGCGATAGTATATATTCCGGTATCAACATCATACGGCAACGGGTTGCAGCGCCAAACGGGCTTTGTTCGGCAGATTGTACAATTCTCGGTTCATCATACCTCTTTCGGAAAAGCAAGGCAGGTCGGGCGAATTATGAAAGGTGTCTTACAAGATTTCAGTGGAGATATGTGCGGATTGAATATTCAAGCGACGCATATTTTGACCGACCTTTCCACCGACGGTGACACGATGACAAACTTTAATACAGAGGATTATATCAATATCCTCGAATTTATCTTTGAATATATGGAGGAATAAATATGGCAATAGCAGGAAAGAGCGGCAAATTGTCTATCGGGACAGAAACTCCGGCAACCGTTGTCGGTATCAAAAACTGGTCGATAGATTTGTCTTTGGATACGCTGGAAACAACAGCACTAGGCGAGGACTGGAAGAGTTATATCGCAGGGCTAAAGGAATGGACGGCATCGGCTGACGGAGATTTTAACATCCATACCGATACCGCAGGACAAGCAGCGCTTCAAACAGCATTTCTCAATGGGACGGCAGTCGACGCGCAATTCTATGTGGATGGTACGCATTATTACGGCGGCAAAGCGATAATCAGCTCGCTTAGCATTGAAGACCCTGTCGACGATGTGGTAAGTATAAGTATAGAGTTTACGGGCAACGGAACAATTTCATTTTCTTAATGGGAGGCACTTATGGCAAAGAAGACAGTAACAATAGAATTAGATAAAGCGAGGAATCTTCGCTACGGCATGAACGCGCTTGTCAAGGTGGAAGAGCTTACGGGCAAATCCATTACAAAGCTTGATCTAGAAAACCTATCAATGAAAGACCTCAGAACAATTCTGTTCGCAGGTTTATATTATGAGGATAAGAACTTAACCCCGGAGAAGGTCGGCGAACTGATTGACGAATATTCCGATATTGGAACAATAGCAACCAAATTAGCGGAAGCATTCACCATAGCTTTCGGCGGTGGCGAAAAAAACGGATTGAATCCTCAGCCGGGCGAAAAGACTGGGGAATAAGCGAATACTATGAGTTTGCCGTAAAGAGCCTAGGACTTGACCCGATAGGCGCCTGGGATTATACCCCTTACGAAATCAGTTTGATTTCAGAAAACTACGCTTTTGAAGCAAAGGAAGAACTAAAAAGGAGTATAACCCAAGCGTACTATACGGAATATTTTGCAAGGCATAAGAAGCTACCGAAGTTAAGTAAAGTATTGAAAGACATTGATAAACCTCAAAAACAAGCGATAAGTAAGGGAGATATTATTCTAAAAGCTATGGCTAGAGAAAAGGGAGTTATTGTTTAATTGACAATATGCGCATAACGAGTTATAATAATATTACTCGTGAGGGAGTAATCGGCGGAAACGCTGTAAGTCAACATACTGACCGTTAGGTCTGGCTTGCATTAAATGGTGAGACTCACGCATAGTTTTCTATGCGTGGTAAATAGGTATCAGGCATAGGAAAATGTCTGATATTTTTTTTGAGGTGAGCTATGGATGCACAAGCGTTTTGGAGAGTAATCGGTGAATATAATAGTGCTACTTTGTGGTTGCAGATTAGTTTGCTTGCAATTCTTATCATATCAATAGCAATTTCTTATAAAACAAAATTTTACCTAGCGGCAAAACTCGCTTTAGGTTTGGCGCATTTGTTTATCGGGATTGTTTTCTTCGGTATTTTCGGAACAGAGCCAATACAAAAGTTTTTTGCGCTCCCTTTATACATTTGCAGCGGTTTATTGTTTTTGTATGACGGCATAAAAAACAGAAAAGAAAAACCACTTTCACCGAATATATGGCAAATATTTTTGCTGTTGCTTTATGCGATTTATCCTTTGTTCTCGTTACTTTTGGGACACAAGTTTCCTCAAATTGTAACACATATTATGCCATGTCCTGTAGTATGCTTAGGAATAATCGTGTGCTCTTGCTATCAGAAAAAGAATAAAGTATTATTAGCATTACTCACCATTTGGGGCTTGACAGGAGTAAAATCACTAATATTCAATGCTTATGAAGATTTAATACTTTTACTCTGCGGTATATATGGGTTAAGTCTTTTTATACAAGAGGTACGATATAATCGAATAAATAAATTACAAGGTGAGGTGCTGGAAAATATGCGTATTATTAATTTGGGCGGACGAATAGTTAACACATATCTGATAGAGAGTAACGGCAAAAACATTCTTATCGATACGGGTTATACAAACCAGTATCACAGTTTCAAAAAGAAGTTAAAGAAAAACGGCTTGTCGCTAAAAACATTAGATTATGTATTTTTGACACACGCGCACGATGACCACGCAGGATTTTTGAATGAAGTGCTGGAAGGCTCAAACGCAAAAGTGATCTTGCACGAAAAAGCGGTGGAAAGGCTTTATATTGGGCAGAACTCATTTGACGGAGGTTGTTCCAACAAAACAGCATTATTCTTTTGCAATATAATGAAGCTACTAGGTAGAGGAGAGCATAAATTCCCTGCATTGGATAAAAAATATTCTGACAGACTTATAGTACTAAATGAAGAATCAATGATGAAGATGGATAACGAACTCGGCGTAAAAATAATTGAAACGCCGGGACATACGGAGTGTTCGATATCATTATTGTTTGATAACGGCATATTGTTTTGCGGAGATGCGGCAATGAACGGGTTCCCAAGTAATAATAAGGTAACTATTTGGGTAGAGAATTTAGAAGAATTTTGCGCTTCGTGGAAAAAGATTATTTCCTTGAACCCAGTTATCATATACTCTGGACACGGAAAACCTTTTACAACTGACCATTTGGAAAAAAACATAAAAAAGGCAAAGTCCAGAAAATTATTTTCGTTATGAATAAAGGAGAGAAACATTATGGATTATATATTTAACTATGAAAGTTTTTTTGGGAAGAAGGTTATGGACTTTATCCAAAACAAAATTGTTTGTGACCAAATTTTTTCCGCTGGGGAGCAGATACACTTAGATATATTTGAAAGAGACAAAAATGCGCCTACCATTGTGTTTTCTCACGGCATGGCAGGATATGGACGATTGCTTTCGCCATATGCATATAGGCTATATAATAGCGGATATAATGTTATTCTCCCCGATTTGGCTGGTTACGGACATAATGAAGGCTTAAGAGGTCACTGGACTTGGAAAGAATTGATTGCCAATCTTGTGGACGCATGCAACTATGCAAAAGAGCAATATAATGACAATGTCTATTTAGCCGGTGGCAGCATGGGCGGTTGTCTTGCCTATCACGCTGTTTGCCATAATGCACCGGTGAAGGCTCTTGCGAGTTACTGTTTGTTTGACTTTCAAGATAAAGAGTTATTAAAGGAAGCTTCAGCATACGGTATTTTTACCTCAGCAATTAAAAATACATTAAAGTTGTTATCTGTTTTTATGCCAAAGATTAGAATACCGGCAACGAAAGTCTCATCATATGATAATTTGTCTGACAGCAAAGATTTTAATAATTTGGTCAAAAATGATCCGCTTGGCGGAAATAAAATGTCCTTAAAAGCAGCTGCTGAGATGTTAAGTATTGCCTTGCCTATTAAATTTGAAGATTATGACATTGTTCCTACATTGGTTATTCAGCCAAGCGCCGATAAAATGACACCGGCAAAGTATTCATTAAAAGCATATAATTTGCTAAAAACGGACAAGAAGAAATATGTTGAAGTCAAAGGCAGAGGTCATTGGGTATATGATGATGAAGGTGTTGATTTAATATGCACTGAAATGGTGAATTGGTTTAAGGGCAAATAGATAAACGAGTAAGATAACGAGTAAGATAACGAGTAAGATAACGAGTAAGATAACGAGCAAGTTCAAACGGACTTGCTTTTTTTATGCCCAAAAATTGATAAGGAGGTGAGGTTGTGGCAGTAATCAGAAATCTTGTAGTCAAGATCGGCGCGGATATTTCCGGACTAAGTAAAGGCTTAAAGACTGCACAATCCAAGCTTATGAAATTGTCCGGCAGCCTTACTTCGATAGGCACCTCGCTTACGATGAAGGTTACCATGCCGCTGGTGTTGTTCGCGAAACAAGCATTGCAGACAAGCGCAACCTTTGAACAGTCAATGGCGAATGCCGCTTCTGTTTCGGGAGCTACCGGCGAAGAGCTGGAGAGGATGACCGCCCTTGCAAGAGAGATGGGCAAGACAACGGTATTCTCGGCAAGCGAGGCGGCAGATGCGATGTACTATATGGCATCTGCTGGCTATAAGGTAGAGGAAATGGCTAATGCGATTGAACCTATCTTGAATCTTGCATCGGCAACACAAAGCGATCTTGCCTTTACAACCGATACCGTAATTGCCACGCTGAACCAATTCCAATTAGACTCAAGCGAAGCGGGAAGAGTATCGAATGTGTTTGCGAGTGCCATAGGAAACTCTCAAGCGACGCTGGAAAAGCTAAGCTATTCTATGAGCTATGTAGGACCAGTAGCCAACAGTCTCGGCTGGAGCCTTGAGGATGCAACAGGTGCGTTGTCGGTACTATATAATGCCGGATATGACGGCAGTATGGCGGGGACTTCATTAAGACAGTCGCTTGTCGCACTAATGAATCCGTCCACTAGCGCAAAAAAGATATTTGCAGAGCTGGGGATAGAGCTAACCAAACTTGATCCGACAACCAACAAATTTTCCGATATTGTCAACACTCTGGCTCAGTCGGGAATAACCACTGCGCAGGCAATGGAAGTGTTCGGAGATAGAGCAGGTCCCGGAATGATGGCGCTCCTTGCCCAGGGCGGAGACGCGATTGCCGATATGACGGAGAGCATTACCGGCACAAATTCGGCAACGGAAATGGCAGCAAAGCAAGTCGATACGATGGAAGGCTCGGCAAAGCTGATGAAATCGATGATGGAGGAAATAGCAATTTCCATCGGTGATGTGCTAATCCCAATACTTAGGAAGCTGATGGAACAATACCTGATGCCGCTGATGGAACGGTTTCAAGGCATGTCCTCTGTGTCAAAGGAAACGATATTAAAAATAGCAATGATAGCGGCGGCGGTAGGGCCGCTTTTTCTTGTCCTCGGTAAGGTAGTAAGCATTGCTAGCAAGGTAATGAAAATAGCAAGTATGCTTACAGGTCCCGTAGGACTTATCATTCTTGCAGTAGCAGCGCTTATTGCGGTGCTTGTCTATCTCTTCAAAACGAATGAGGACTTCCGAAACAAGGTATTAAAACTTTGGGATAAAATCAAAACCGGCATAGTGAAAGCATTAGAGCAGATGCGGCAGTGGTGGGATAAAAACGCAGACAGAATTCTACAGTCCGTGAAGACAGCCTTTGAAACGGTCGCCGCCGTTGTTATGTTCTGCATAGGAATTGTTGTTGCCATCGTCAAAAAGATGGTGTCAAGCATCGTATATTTATGGGAAAACAATAAGGCATTCCGTAACGCTATCATTCAAATATGGTCGGGAATAAGACAGGCTATCACTTCGGCTATTTCGTTTATCGTGGCTTGGTGGGAGCAAAACGGAGCAAGACTCTTTGAAAGCGTAAAGACAATATTCAGTACCATTTGGGATGTTATTGTCTTGGTGCTGGACGAAATCATAAAAACTGTAACAGTCTTTTTAGGATACCTAAATCCTATTTGGGAGCAACTGAAAGGTTTGTTTCTGTCACTATGGGAAGTAATAAAGGATTTGTGGGTATTGCTTGAGCCGGCGCTGATAGTCATTGGCGGAGCGCTTGCCGTTTTGCTCGCGGCGGCGGTCGGAGTGATAAACGGAATCATTCAAGCGCTAGGACCGTTCATACAGGCAATGCTGGACGCGTTACAAGTAATCATTGATATTGTCGGCGCGATCGTATGTTTGTTAACGGGTGACCTTGACGGTGCTTGGGAGCATATGAAGAGCGCCGGCGAAAGTGTAAAAGCGTATTATAGCCATTTATGGAAAGCACTGCTAAACTTCGTCAAAGGCTTTGCGGAAGCGTTCTTGAAGTTCTTTGCAAGCTTCGGTATCGATTTGGAGCAGAAGTCAAAAGATATTTGTGCAAAAGTGGGCGACTGGTTCAAAAACCTATGGACTGGTATAAAAAACGGCGCAGTCAATATATGGGACGCTATTACAGGTATCTTCGGCAAAATCGACGACTGGTTCAAGGGACTGTTTAAGGACGCGTTTGACTGGGGGCAAAACCTGATTCAATGTATCGTTGACGGTATTAATTCCGCCATAGAATGGGTAGGCGACAGCATCAAAAGTGTGGGACAGAAAATAAAAGACTTTCTAGGCTTCAGCTCTCCCACAAAGAAAGGTCCAGGGCATACGGCTGACGAATGGATGCCGAATATGATGGATATGTTCGCAACGGGTATAAAGACAAAACTTCCCGATATCGAATCAGCGGTTGCTCTCACCGCAAATACGCTTGGCGATGTCGGCGGTGTAGCTGTGCCCGAGCGGAATGACGCCTCTCTTATCAACAGTATATTGGGAGCCTTCGGCGTGATGCAGCCCAACCGTAGTACAAATGGCGAACCGGTACAGTTATCTATTGACGGGCAAATATTCGCAAGGCTTATTATGCCTAGCCTAGTAAAAGAGTTCAGGCGAAACGGTATTAAACTGGAGGGTGTGTAAGATGGTGTTATTCAAGATAAACAGCAAAACCTTGAGCCGCAACCCTACGGATATCAGCCAGTCGAAATATAAATTGCAAAAGACGGACAGAACCATAGACGGCACTTTAGTGGCAGATATTATTGCCATAAAGAACAAGGTGTCATTTACTTGGGATTACCTAACCACTGCAGACCTAAAAAAGTTGATTGACGAGGTGAATGCCGATACCTTCCCGACGGTGGAATACACCGACCCCGACAATGCAATCCTAAAACAAATTATAGGACATGCAGACGAAATAAATTATATACCGCATTATGATAGCAGAACTGGGACGATTATTTGGAAAGAGGTGAAGGTTAGTTTCGAGGAAAGATAAAAGATATGCTATAATATA